AATAGATGATTTAGAAAACGAATGTATTAAAGTAATGGGAACACCTTACGGACATAATATGATAGGCATAATCTGTAATGTAGTAGATGAAAGATTTGGCAAGGAAGAAGCTAAAAGATTTTTCAAAACATATCAGGAGGTGTAATTATGGGAATGGACGTATCAGGAATAAATCCAGTAAGTGAAACTGGTAGTTATTTTCGTAATAACTGTTGGTGGTGGAGACCTTTGTGGAACTATTGTCATCATGTAGCCCCTGATTTAATAGATAAAGATTTGTTTGAATCAGGTAGTTATAACGATGGTGCAGGTCTTAATGCAAAAGGTGCTGCTAAACTTGCTATTATATTAGAGACTAAATTAGCAGATGGACACACTAAACATTGGGAAGAAGAATATAAATTATATATTGAATCTCTTCCTAATGATACTTGTGGAGTATGCAATGGTAATAATAGAGGTCACAATAAAAAGAAAGATTGCAATAGATGTGACGGAACAGGTGAAACAGAAAACTTTAGTAAATCATATCCATTTGATGTTAGAAATGTAGAAGATTTTGCTAAGTTTCTTATAGATAGTGGAGGATTTGAAATATGGTAAATATATTAGAAGAAGTTAAACAAATGTCTGAAGAACAATTAACTGAACTAGTCTATGCTATTAAAGATAGGCGAGATTATCTTAATTCTGAAAATCTTGAAGGGTTTAGAATAGGAGATAGAGTTACTTGGACTAAAGGACAGTCAATATATAAAGAAACCTATAAAGGTGAAGTGTATAAAATCAATCCTAAAACTGTTGCAGTTAGAGAAGATGGAAGGTCTTGGGTAAAATGGCGTATATCGCCATCAATGTTAACTAAATTGGAGGATGAAGAATAATGAAATCTTTATCAAAACAACAAAGAGATTACTTTATTGATAGAGTCAAAGGCGAAATTAATAAAGAAATTGCAATATTAGAGCAAGTACATGCAACTGGTATAGAAACAGTAGCTAACAAACAGTATAAAACTTACTTAAAAGAAACTGGCTTAGATAAAATATTTAAAGAATATTCTAATGCAGAAGAAAAATGGAATAAAATCAGAAATAGAATGGAGAATGTATGTAAAGCTCTTCATGAAAAGACTGATTATCCAGGTGAACAAGGTTATTTTCATGCACCATATGATACAAAAGGTGTGGAAAAGTTCTTGAGAGAAATATGCAATGCATTAGCTAGAGATAATTTCATTAATACACCTAAAGGTAAAAGATTAAAAGAGCTGGAAGATAAAAGAACAGCTGCAATCGATACTATTATGGGTATGACTGAAACCGAACCACTTGTTAGAGAACTTAATAAAGTGCTAAAAGGCACTAATGTTCCTCTATTAGGAGGTAAATAATGGCTAAGAGCAAAATAAACACTTGGTTAAGTCATATTTGGAAAATGAATAAAGACGAAAGTGATAAAGTGTTGTGTGAAATAAGAAGTTTTTTATTTCAATTTAGAAACAATGCTGAAAAAGAATATTCACTAATTAAAGAGGAATCAAATGAAGAAACAAAGTAAAAAAGAAAAAGTCTTAATGTATCTTCAAACCTATGGAAGTATTACTCCTCAGGATGCTTATGAGCTCTTTCAATCTATGCGATTGGGAGCTCTAATCCATGATTTAAGACATAATGAACCTTATTATAATATAACATCTAAGTTAGAAGGTAAGGCTGGTTATGCTAGATATACATTGGAAGATGGAGTGTATGAGGATTACGATAACTCTAACAATAATGAAAGTAAGTAATATAACTTGAATAATTGTTTAAGAAATTGTAAATTAAGAAGCTGTCAGAAAATAAAATAATAGGAGAGTATATGAAAACATTACTCATAGACCTTGAGAATGGTTATAAGTCTATTGGTAGTAGAGAAACTATTGAAGAAAAGTTTGGGTTACCCTTACTTAACTTTAATGACTTTACATCATTTAGAAACTTTATAGCCCAACTCTGGTCACGTAAAATGGTTGAAAGAGACGTAAAGGTGGGTGGTATATCTATTCCACAAAAATCTTGGCAAATAACAGCTAAGGAAGGCGTAGAAGTTGATTGTATGGTAATAGATACTGCTAGTGAAATGGCTAAGAAATACGCTAGAGAATTAAAAGGTAAAGCAGAATCATTGCAATTAAAGCAATGGGGTAAGCTTAAAGATACTCTAGATAATTTCTTTTCTTTTACCAATGCTATACCAGCTAGTCTTGTTGTTAATTGTCATTCTAAAATGCAAGAAGACAATGAGAATGGTGTAATAAGAGTTATGCCTTATATCGAAGGTTCTACTAAAGTAGATGTCGGTAAATGGTTTGACTTTGTCTTTTATACAAAAATTCATAAAGCAAAAGATGGCTCACGTAAATATATGTGGGTAACTGCAAGAGATGAACATTTTTGTCATGCTAAAGACAGAACACAGTTATTAGATGCTGAAATACCTCAAGATTATGAGATAGTATTTAATGCTGTAAAAGAAAAAGGATGGGATACTGCTAAGGTTCTTATTATAGGAGAACCAGGTAGTGGTAAAACATTAAGTTTAAGAACATTAACTAAAGTTAAATAAAGGAGGCCTTATGGCAATCACAGTAACTAAATCATCAGGTGGTGGTGGATATGAAGAAGGTTGGAAAACTGTAACTATATCTAACGCTACTAGAGGTGATTTTAATGGTAGTAAATATGTAGACCTTTTCTTTGAAACTTATCCAGAAACTCTAAAATGTAGAGTATGGGAAGCTAGAAGTGGAGAAGGAGAAGAGTTCCAAGTTTCTAATATGGTTAGATATTCTAATCCAACTATCTTAGATGAAATGGATAAAGATGGTACTACTGCTGCAAGTCTTGATGATTCACCAGCTGGATTAAAAGGTAAGCAGTTACAAGTATTCTTTTATAAGAAAGCTAATGGTTATTCAGAAATATCTCAAAAAGTAGCACCTGCTACTCCATTTGAAAATATTGTTGATAGCTTTACTGAAGAAAGAATAGCTAGAATAAAACAATCAGCTGAAACTTATACTAAAAGAAAGTTAGAAGCTAATGGAATAGCACCAGAGACAACTAATCAAGGCGATACAGCTAACGAGCCTTGGTAATAATCAAAATTAATTAAGGAGAAATTATGATAAGAGAATTTGCGTTCGGACTATCAAACAGGCATCATTTCTTTCCAAGTGATAATTCTGTTAAGTGGGAAAATGTTGCTAAAGATACATTTCTCTCTTTATATGGTTATGATGACTCAGTTATTCAGTATTTCGAGGATAAGAAGACATTATCTGGCTATGATGGCGACATCTATATGCCTAAAGAGTTTATCCTTGATGTAGACGGAGTAGAGATAGAAGAAGCTCAAGATAAAGCTATTAAATTAGTTAATCTTCTAGAGAATCTAAAAGTTCCTTGTAACATTTACTTTAGTGGTAGAGGGTTTCATATTGGAATACCTGATACTGCATTTAAGTGGAAACCAGGTCCTAATTTACACCTAAATGTCAAGGATGAGCTTGATAAAAAAGGAATATACGAATATGCTGATGTTTCTGTTACTGATAAAACAAGAATAATAAGACTAAACAATACTTTAAATTCTAAATCAAGATTATGGAAAATATACTTAACTAATGAAGAAATGTACAGTCTTAATGGTCTTGGAATATCAGCTCTTGCTAATAAACCTAGACAAGTAGAAATACCAATGCTTCAATGTGAGCCAGCATTTGATGTAACTGAAAGGGAAGTTAAAAAGCAAACTTTTAAGTTTAAAGAAACTGTAGGAAGTGAGCCAGACCCTATGTTATATCCATGCATTCAAACAATGCTAAAAGGCTCTTCCTATGGTGGAAGACATGCAACGGCATTACGTTTGGGTGCTTGGCTTAGATGGAGGTATCCAGAAAATGTAGTAAGACTAATCATGGAAGACTGGCGTAAAAGGGTTACTAATTTAGAACATCCTTTTAAGAAAGAAGAAATGGATAGGCTTATTACTGATTGTTATAAAGGTCATGGAGGTAGTGGTTACAGATATGGCTGCAATGACAAAATAATGGATAAACATTGTAATTCTACTTGCACTTTATTTAAAGCAAAGAAATCTCAAGGATTAATGAGTGCAGCTGACATGGAAGAAAATCTAATCAGTTGGCTTAAAGGAGATGTAGTTCCTATAAATCTAGGTAAACTATATAATCAGGACTTTCCTATATATCCTGGTGAACTTGTAGTAATACAAGCTCCTCCTAAATCCATGAAAACAATGTTAGTTCAAAACTGGGTTAATGAATTTAAAAGACCAACTTATTTCTTAGAAATGGAAATGTCTCCAAGACAAATATGGAAACGTTTTATTCAAATAGAGAAAGGTTGGACTGAAGAAGAATTAGCTAAAAACTATGCTAACTCTGATTTTAGTTTAGCGGATAAGTTTGATTGGCTTAATGTAGATTATCAATCATGCTTTGCTATTGAACTAGAAAAGAGAATAACAATGTTGCCAGTTAAACCAGAGATTGTAATTATAGACCACATGGGATTGCTATTATCTAAACATAGAGATTTAAATCTTAAGATGGAAGAGATAGCAGGAGCATTAACTGAAGTAGCAGTAAAACATAATATAGTTGTATTCGCTATATCTGAAGTAACTAAACAAGCTATGACAGATGGTATAGGTATATCATCAGCTAGAGGTTCTTTTAGAATAGCATATAATGCAAGTAAAATATTATCATTAGCTACTACTAAAGGTATTGGTGGTGAAATAAATACGATTATGGTTAAAACTATAGCTAACAGAGAAAGAGGTGCATTAAATGCAGTTCTTAGATTAAAAGGTATTAAGGTAATAGGAGCAGGAAATGAGTAAAAAGAGAAGTCTAAATGAAATAAGTAGTGATATAATGCTAGTGCAAAATAGTTTCGAATTAACTGAAAAGGAAATTGATGAACAGTTAGATGCATTACATACTGAACTACATGAAAAAGAAAATGGTGTTTACTGGTTTTATAAGAATGTAGATAGTAAGATTGATTTAGCTAAGGAGTATAAAGAAAAAGCTGATATAGTTATTAAAAAGCTTAAATATACTCAAGAAAGATTAAAGGGTCTTGTTATTGAAGCTTATGCAGCCAGTGGGCAGCTTCCAGCACATGATGATTTCAATCCAATTAAAATAGGTCAAACAGGTAAAGTAGAAATATTAGATGAGTCTAAGATACCTCAAGAATACTATATTGAAAAGATTGTATTAAAGCTGGACAAAAGAAGGTTGCTTGAGGAATTGAAAGAAGGTAAGGATATTCCTGGAGTAGTATTGCAACATAACAAACACGTCAGGGGCTTAAAATGATAGAACCTTATAGTGAAATAAGAAAAGTGCCTTTAGATTATCAAGGCATACAATCATCGGCTTATGCTGTACAAAGGCAAGAGTTAAAAGATGATACATTAAAATGGAGAGAATGTGGAGTAGTAGGTAGTAATTACTTACTAGTTCCCAACTCCGAAGTAAGAGACCTGGCTAATGAAATAGCTACTGAATCTAAACATGAATGGGAGCCTATGAAAGCTTTCTTTGATGGAAGAAGATTTATCTATTTCATGCAATCTAAATCAGAAACTACACAAATAGCAGAAGGCGATGATATTGCCTTAGGTATGGGTTTCTGGAATAGTTATGATGGGTCTACAGCGTTGCAATTTAGGACGTTCCTCGTAAGATTAGTATGTACCAATGGTATGATAACAAAAGACTTTATGAACTTAATGAAGTTTAAGCATAATAATAAGTCTAAAGGCTATGAGGAGCAG